ACATCAAAGACCTGCTAATGCTGTGCCCCGCCAAGACATTCCTCGGGACCCGCAATCACTTCCTGATTCTCCTGCTGCTCGACACCGGCATGCGCATCGGTGAGGTGTCGCGCCTGACGTGGGCAGACATAGCCGAAGATATGGTCAAGGTGAGCGGCAAGGGCTCCAAAGAGCGATGGGTCAGGATGGGGACGGTCACGCAAAAGGCCCTCTGGCGCTATGGCCTGTATCGCAATGGCTATGATAGCCTATGGCTGAGTGAAGAGCGCCGCCCCATGACACTTGACGGACTCAAGCTGACAATCTGCAAGCTCTGTCGGCGAGCTGGATTGAAGGGACCGCGCCGGTCCGCTCACACCTTCCGGCACACGTTTGCTACCAACTGGCTGCGGAATGGGGGTGGTGAGTTCGTTTTGCAGCAACTCTTGGGGCATAGCACGTTGACCATGACACGTAGGTATGTGCAGTCATTGAACGCTGAGGATGCTGCTGCGGCGCACGTCAAATACAGTCCTGTGGACAACCTGTTGGGCTCGACTAGCGCCAGAAGAAATGCACGATAGCCTGAATAGCTGCAACGAGCAGGCCGCCGCCAATAGCCGCTCCGGCAGCCCATCGGCTCGTCGACCGAGATTGCTGCGCTTGGTGGTTGTTGTGGACGTTGTTGGTGATCCTCTTGAGGATGCTGTCGCGCTCCCGTTTGCAGGATTCCAGCCTCTCCTTGCAGGGCAACCGCTCGATCGTCTCGGCAACTCGAACCGTCAGGGCTACATTCTTGCCGACTGTATCGGTGAGGCTGTCAACGCTATCTCCCAGGGATTCGACCTTGCTGGTGAGCAGGCCCAGGTGGTATTGGACTGTATTCCTATCTTCTTCCATCATCGCTCGCTCCCTTCGCCCGGAGCTTCTCGAAGAGCCTGCCACCGCGACTCGCCGGCGCCTCCGGTGGAGCTGCCTGGCTTGCCAGAGCGAGACGCTCCGCTTGAAGATGGATTATGGTCCGCTCGCTTATCTCGAGCATTTCCTGGAGAGCCGCCCTGACTTCCCAGGGGGTGAGTCCCCGGACGGCGTGGGTCAGTTTCATCCCTGGCTTCACGACGGCCAGTGTGATCAGGCCAACCTCAGTCTCGGGCGTCTGCTCGTTTTCACTCACCATCGGGACCTCCTACATCACGACCAACAAGGGCCGGTAGTCACGCTTTCGGAAAAAGAACACGCCAGTCTGCGGCTCCAACTGCAACACTAGCCCCCCGCTGTCGAGGACCACGTTCCACCAGTGCCAGCGCCGGTTGTAGCGACCGTAGACGAGCCCGATGCCATTGACCTTCGACTTGGAGAATGCCGCCTTGAGGCACAGGGCGAAGTCGTCGCAGTCGAAGAGCTCCGCGAGATACGGCTGCATGAAGAGCTCCGCGAGGTAATTCGCAACCTGTGACCTCCAATCGGGCATCGACATGGTGTAGTACCAGTGGTCGAGGCTCACCACGAAGGGCGTCCTCAAGGCCCTGGCCACGCGCCACCACGTCCTCAAAGCTGATATGACCATCAACCGAGCTCCTGTGTGAGCTTGTTCAAGAGCTTCCGCTTCTCGCCTTTGTTGATCTTCTCCAACTCCACGTCCATATCCTCTTCGGTCATGAGCCCAAACTTGTCCAGCCAGTACAGCCGCATCGCATCCATGGGCTCGGTCATATCGAGATGATAGGCTCCCTTCTTGTCGGGACCTACTATCGACACGATTGCGATAGAGCCATAGCGCCCATCGAACAGGCAGGCGACGAGCTTATCCTCACTCAGAATCACGTTCGTAACATCGAAGATTTCAAAGTCCTCTGCCATCTCGCCCTCCTATCCGTCTGCCATGTAGTGCCAGGCCCCGCCACGATATACCCAGAAGCGGTTGTCTCCCGCATATGCGAACATTCGCCCGAACGTCGCAGAGGGGAAAGAGTTGAAGGATGGAATCTGTAGGCACGTCCCGACCATGACGATTGGGCGGCCAGCGGCACTGATTCTCAGCGTAGCCGAGTCAGCATAAAGACGAGCCGCAAGGGTCCCGCCGTACTTGAACATCAGCCCACCCACGCCTCCGATGGTAATGCCATATCGCTCGTCAATCTCTGTGCCAGCCCCGTCGGAATACCACTCGTCCTGAAACACGGTCCCGGAATACACCTTGATGTGGCCCGCTGAGATCTCGGTGTAGTAGACTTTTTTCCAATAGGCGCCATCGTCAATGTCGTCCATATCGTCGGGCTTCGAGTCCCAGTATCCCTTGTCGTAGCTCGAAACCGTCTGATGCCCAGAGTCCTCGACGCAATAGCTGAGCTTGACGTGGTGTGCCGTTATGTCGGCCTTGGCCACCAGGTCGTAGAGCGAGCCGATGTTTACCTGGTCCAGCAGTACAAGGCCGTCGGTGCTCAGAGCTGCCGACTTCACCCGCTGGAATACCACGCCCTCTGGTATGTCGTCAAAGTCATGGAGACTGGGGTCGAACTTGCTGGTAGGGTCGTAGCCGTCGGCATAGAGGATATGCTCGTTGAGGATGAGTCCACCCTCAGCGTCCATGTGCAGGCTCTTGACCCGCGCGTAGGTTTCCCCATCTGGTAGGTTGTCAAGACTATCCCCGATCTTGCTCAAGTCTATCGTGTTGTCTGGGTCCAGCCATACCATGTCGATGTTATCGGCGGTGATGTTCTCGGCATAGAGGTCTTTCACACTGAGGCGGCTCAAGTCCTGGCCGGCGTTGCCGAAGCCCGAAGGGTAGGTTTCAATGTCGGAGAGGAGGGCGCGCACTGACAGCCACCCGCCGAAACTGAATCGCAGCGAGAACTCGGTAGGGCTGCGACTGCCCGACGGCCCTGGCTCGCCGGCGTTGTACGTCCTAGTGAGGGACCCGATGTTGCCCACCCGGGAGTCCTCTTGCCGCTGGTCTGTGACCTTCACATAGTCCCATATCTCGGCGCCGACGTTCATGGGCGCACTGGCAGCGCCCCGCTCGGACCACAGCCGGTACTTCGACAGGATCGCCGCGGCGATGGCATCGGCCTGGGCGTTGCTTATGAGGGCGCACTGCTCGAACTGCCGGACCGTGTAGCCGAGAGCGTCAATAGATTCCTCGTCGCTCGCATAGCCTGCGTAGGCCGTTTCCGCATCATCCTGAGTCGAGACAGAGATATAGTTTGGCATGACCAGCATCCGCCGATATGCCTTGGAGAAGAACGTGTGCCCGCTCTCCAGCGTGTACTCCTGGTCGTACACCTCGCCGGTGATCGTGGGGTTCAGAATGTGGATCTTGCCGTCGCCAGCAAAGCGCATGACGCAATGGGTGTAGTCAATCAGCCGACGCAGACTTGCCAGCCGCGAGCCGTTGACGTAGACCCTGAAACCATCCTTCGGACAGTAGGAGCCGATGAGCGAGTCCTCGCTGTCAAAGACGACCTCGTAAGCCTTGCAATGGCTGAAACAAGATAGCGTGGCCCCGCAGATCTGTTGAATGAGCGTCTTGACCGTCTTGGTGTCGCTGGCCTCGGGGAGATACTTGGCGCTGGCCCTGTCCTCGGCCAATAGGTTCGGGATTCCGACACAGGTGAGCTCAGCCCTGAGCAGCCCCGGAGCCGAGTCCAGTTGATGCCAGAGCACCCACTGAGGCGCACAGGCGGAGACCTCGTCGCCTTCGCCCGTCACCAGGCCGAAACTGAGCGCCGCCTTGTAGCCCTTGAGGTCCAGGGCGCTCAGAGCTCCGTCGGCGTTCTCCAGGACGACGCTCAGCTTGTGACTGTATGCCTCTTCGTTGTGCGTCAGCTTGAGGATGCGTGTCAGGTCGTACTCGTGCGTGGTTTCTCCATGCGTCAGCACGAGCTTCACCAGCGGCGTGACGCTCATCTGTTTCTGCTCAGCTAGCAGGGTTGCCGAGAGAGACCTCATTGCAGTCGGAAGCTCCAACTCTTCGACGTTCGTTTCGTGGTGTCGCCAGTCCCATCAATGGCGGTGCAAAGCGACCTGAAGAACTCGTTGGGGTCCGTATCTCGTGAGTAGTAGTAGTAGACGTACTGGCCCGTATCGAGTTGCGTCATGGGCTTTTCGTCGATCTCGTCGTCAGCCAGGTCCGTCGCCAGACTACCATCGGGATTCCAGACCGAGCAGACGCAGCCGCCAGAGGGGTCGATGTAGTTGCCCTGCCAGTCCTCCAGATTGTAGTAAATCGGAACCACGTCGCCCCTTGGGAATACATTAGTTACTTCCATATGCTCCTCCTCTCTCGTGCCTGTCCATATCCTCACCTTTCGGTACGCAGCGGTATAGATGGCGGTCTGACGGTACGCTGAGGTGTACTGCAAGGCTTTCATCAGCCGACCGACAAGGCCGACGAGTTGGACAATCTCTTGCCCTTCTCCAGCGTCGAAGCACTGTCGGAAGTACGCCAGGACTTTCTCTATGCCTACGCCACTATCCTGACTGACCATTGCAGCCAGAACGGTTACAGCCTCAGTTGCGACGGCGGTATCGTGTGCCAGCAACGAGCCAACGAGTGCGGAAGCGTCGCTACCGCTGCCGGTTTCGCTGGCTTCTATGGCCACCGCCTGCCGTGCAGCTTCACTCCCTGTGCCCTCGTCCGTTGTGCTGAGCGTAGCAACGAGGGCCTTCGCCAAGTCTATCGCCCCGGCGGGGTATTCCCTGGCAAATAGGGCCCGGAACACGACAGTCTCCGTCGCTGCGCCTGTATCGGACCTCAGATGGGACACAAGCATCTCGGACGCCTCGACACCTGAGCCGCTGTCGCTGGAGGTCTTGACGCCCTCCAGGATTTTCAGGTAGCTGTTCTCGGTTCCTACGGCTGAGTCGAATACAGCGCGGGCAAGACTCGTGATTTCAGCGCCTACGCCAGCTTCAACAAGCGCAATCGCGCGGTCGCCCAGGGCCTCTACGCCAACGCCTGAGTCGGCCTTGATGATTGCAGCAAGTAGCGCCGTCTGTGCATCGGTGCCAACGCCGGTTTCGCTCTGTATGAACGCCGCAGCAAGGGACGATACTTCGGCACCGCTTCCACTGTCGGAGGAGGTTTTCGGGGTTTCCGCTGTGTAGTCAACCTCGACGTAGATTTGGGTGCACTTCGGCTGTGTTGTACTCCCAAAATCCTTCAGTCCAATAGCGACTTGTAGGGCATCAATATCATCCCACGACCAATCTCCACCACCAGGACGAGCTAGTTCTTCTTCATAAGATACATATGAAGCCCCTAGAGTTATTTCTGTACCTGTTGTTTCAGTAGTTGCCAGTCGTAGATATGGTGTCGCCCGACCAGAAGAAAAGCGGGCACATCTAAAATGTACCTTAACCCAATTTATTGCCCCCGACTCTGCGGTGTGGTTCTGTAATGTAAAAGCAGCCTTCTTGTAATCTGAAGAATTATAATTATAGACAAAAGTACCGTCGTCGTCAGGGGAACCGATAGCATCATCAACCTTTTCCCAATGCGCCCCCGAATCAGGATATTGCAACAAATTGGTGTAGTCACCAGCGCCATTCGGTAGCAGGTAGAGTGTAGCCATTAGACTTTCACCACTGTTATTTCCACTTCGCCTCGAATGCAGCCAAGTCGTTTAGAGCCTCGGTATCTCCCTTCTCCACAGCAGCCCGCAGGTCGGCTGCATCCTTATAGCCAAGCTCTTTGGCGTTGACATCTCCACTCTCAGCCCAGACAGCAGCTAGCCGCTTGTCATGCTCTGGGTCTGTAAAGCCAGCAGCTTCCAATTCCTTGAGCATTACATCGAAGATTTCTTGATGGGCTTGTCCATGCTCATTTGCAGGCCGTTCTTTATACAGCCTGGCATGAGCCTCACGATACCGCTCCACAGCCGCCCTAGCTGCTTCAACTCTGCTCTCAATCGCTTCGGGCATTGTCCTCCCCCCCAGACGGCAGCATTTACAGTGAGCCAAGCTCCAAGGCGAGAAGCGGGAACCTCTCGCCTTCGGAGCACCAGTCTATGACAGCGTAATGTCAACTTCGAGCGTCCAAGTGCCCGAGCTCTTCGTCCCCAGGCTCTCGACCTTCCGGTTCAAGCAGATCGTGCTCGTCGCCTGCTTCACCACCCACTCGTTCCAGACGTAGTTGGCGTCGCTGGAACCGAAGCTGCTCTTGAACGTCACCTTCTGCGTCGTC